GTTTCCTCCTACGACAGGCAGTTGAAAGCAGACAGAGCCTCCGTCATCCCATCGTTCCTAATTGCATTTTCAAGTACCGGGCTGATCAGCACCGGATTCAGATGATCCGCCTTTGTGCTGTCCAGATATTCATTCTCTACGAGTGTTTTCGTCAGCACCTGCCGGACCTTCGTAATAGTGGAATCACTCCATGTGGCCACCCAGTCATCCTGCTCCTGCAGCCGCATGAAGAATGTATTCAGATCCACTCTGCCGAATGAGCTGTCGAGCTTCTGGTATTTCTCCCCGATGACCGTCAGCATGAAATCCCATACCAGACGGTACTGCCGCATCATGGCATACAGGCATATCTGCTTTGCCACGTCACTCGGCTGTGTCGCAATGGCCGTAACAAGCGAATCATCCTCCATTGCTTCAAGCCTCCGGATGCAGGCAAGCGCCATCTTCCGGACAGACTTTTCCGTCGGATACTGAAACAAATTCTCCGCCACAATATGTTCAACCACGGCATCCTTATCAAGCCCGTCGTTTACGAGCTTTGCTGTAGTACGCATTTCATAAAACAAAAATTGTTCCCGCGTAATCGCGGCATTATATGGACTGGCTTCTTTGAGTGCCTTGTTTGTACTTTGCGGCATTCTTCTTTTCCTCCGGTTTATTGGCGGCTCCCTTTTCATCATCATCCGGAACCGTTTCTACAATTTCATTGATATTGCAGTTCAATGCTTCGCAGATCTTCAAAAGCACATCGGTCGTCAAGTTTTCGCCTTTGCCGAGCTTCGCAAGGGAAGCTGTGCTGATTCCGCTTAATTCCCGCAGATCCTTCTTTGACATTTCCCGTTCTGCAAGTATTACCCATAAGGGTCTGTAACTGATACGCATACGCACCCCCATCAGTTTATTTCTCGTCATCCTCTGACGGCACTTCGCCTGATTCGTTTTCTGTCTTCTTAGCCCATGACCATCCGAACAGCTCACCGCCGTCGCTATGAAGTTCGATCACGCGGGTATCATAGACTGTCTTTGCTGTATATTCCGTAAACGCCTTATGCTTATCGAACGATATGAAGACCTGCTTTCCGCTGTTCATATAGAGCTGCATAATCTTGTCAATGGGCAGGTCAGCTATGTTCTTGAAGATCAGGGAGTCATGAACGATAAACGGAAGCGCAGTGGTCTTGAATACGCTCAGGTCAAAAATGATGAGATTCTTATAATTTTCTCCTGTGCCGGAATTCCAATCACAGCCGAAGGTGTACTTCGGATTTCCATTCTTTGCATCTGAAAATTTGATCTCAGGAGCATACTGTTTCCCGTCGTATATAAAATCGTCCATCCGAACCATTTCCTGATTGATTATGGTCTGAACAGTATCCAGCTGGCTCTTTCTGGCGTCCTCCATGCGGGTCTTGGCGTCTTTAGTCTCATTGGCAAGCTTCTGGGATTCATCGTATCCTTCATTCTGCGTCTTCAGGAAATTGATCCTGCTGCGCAGCCGGACGGTCTCATCCAGAAATTTCTTCGAGACATGTGTCGAAACGCCAAGCTTTGAAGTAGACATTCACGTCTGTCTTGATACGAAGATACAGTGCAAAATCACTGATTTTCTGCCTGACCGGAACCGGATCATAATTCAGGTCGATATCTGTAGGCGGCTTGATGAACGGAATCTTTTCTATCACACGCCTGACGCCTTCCTGCACATGCTGATCGGCTCTGATCTCCTGATCATCATGAGCATTGACAAGCGCTTCTTTTATTTTCGTCATTCGGGCAATATCATCAGGAGTCTTAAGAGCAGCGTACTTTGCCGCGCATTCCGGGCAAAGCGCGATTAGATTGGATTGCTCATTGGAAGAATTGCTTGGATCAATAACTGCGACGTCATAGATCAGCTCGGTATGTCCGTCGCGGTATGTAAACAGTGATTTCTGACATCCGTCATTTGGGCATACGCTTCCGGTTTCGGCCACAAGGCCTATGCCGTATTTTTCTTTCAATGTCGCCATTTGAATGGCAGGGACACCGCCGCTTGTTGCTGCAAGAGTGGTGTCTTTTGTTTTTGGCGCAGCCGCATGGTCAATGATGTCCTTGAACCGCTCTGCTATACACGCGCAGTAATTGCTGCTGTCAATATCCGGAAACCACGGTCTGAACGAATCACAAAGATACTCAATCGTGTCATCGGAATCCGTCTGATACTCAATCGTGTCATCGGAATCCGTCTGAATGTATTCAGCAAAATTCCCGGTATCAAGAGAACCGGAAATCTTGGAGGCAAGTTCCGATATATCATTCTGCCCGTAGTAATAGGCCTTGTAAGTCCGTGGCAGGGTTTCATCAACGGGATCGTCTTCAGATTCTGGCAAATAGATCTTTTCAAATAATTCTTTGGCAAAAGCCTCAACTTTCCTGTTCCGCCGATACTTCGTCGAAAGCCGTTTCGCGAAGATTTTGAATTCAGTATCTGCCAATAGAGACCCCTCCTTCCATGCGTACATGTACGGTCAAGTCGTGTACTCTCGGGAGCGGTGAAAAATGCCGTTTTCCGTATACTCAAGATAACAGGAGAGAGATGAACCGTCCGACATGAAACCGATGATAAATTATTATATCACATTTTCGCACGATGTTCAATCTTATATTTGTCATCGCAAATTATTTTACAGCGATGCAACAGCTTATTCATTTCTTGCAAATCGCCCTGAGCAAGGCGTTAAAAGGCTCATTGCTATAGCCGTTCACCCGGCATGCAGAGGTGGCTCGGGAATATGCCGATACGCTCCAATTTACAACGGCTACCGACTTTTTACATTATGACGGGATATGTTGGAACGAATCCGACGAACAAGCTCTCGCTGTGGTGCAGGAATTAACCGACAGGCAGCTACAAGAAGCGGAGACTGCGGAACATGTTGCTTGGCAAAAGCTAAAGCAATCCGGTGGTTCTGATGTGTTAGTCGGCTCCGGTGCAGCTAAGGCAAAGAAGCTGTTCGATGCAGCACAACTGGCAGCCTTTACCCAATATGCGATCGCAAAGGAATATAAAACGTTCGTCATTAAGCGTCGCGATACCAAGTATTTAAACTCCTGCCTGCAGGCGGCAAAACCCATGCTGCAATGTAAACCGACAGAGCTCGACAATAATGAATTCTTACTGAACACCCCACTAGGCACATATTATCTGCCCGATGGATTATGTGGCATACATCCGTCAACAGCAACAGATAAAATCACCAAGGTAACAGAGGTTTCGCCCGGTGACAATGGAAAAGATTTGTGGCGTTCTGCTATCAATACCTTCTTTTGCAAAGATGCAGAGCTTATTGAGTATGTCCAGCAAATCGTGGGACTGGCTGCTATCGGAAAAGTATACGTAGAAGCGCTGATCATCGCTTACGGTGAAGGTCGTAATGGGAAATCCACCTTCTGGAATGTTATCTCCCGAGTACTTGGCACCTATAGCAGCAACATATCAGCAGATACATTAACTGTCGGCTGCCGCCGGAATGTAAAGCCGGAAATGGCCGAGGCTAAAGGGAAACGGCTGCTTATTGCCGCCGAGCTTGATGAAGGTATGCGGCTCAACACGTCCATCATCAAGCAATTATGCTCAACGGATGCGGTCTTTGCAGAAAAGAAATATAAAGATCCCTTCCAGTTTATTCCCAGCCACACCTTGGTGCTCTATACCAATCACCTACCCCGCGTTGGTGCCAACGATCCCGGTACCTGGCGCAGGCTCATTGTGATACCCTTTAACGCTCGTATTGAAGGAAACAACGATATCAAAAATTATGCAGACTACCTGCTGAAAAATGCAGGCGAGTATGTACTGGCTTGGATCATTGAAGGGGCACAGAAGATCATTCATAAAGAGTTCCAGCTTACCACACCAGCCTGTGTGCGGGAAGCCATCGGCTCGTATCGTGAAAACAACGACTGGCTCGGCCATTTTCTGGATGAGTGCTGTGAGCTTGGCGAAGCCTATCAGGAAAAATCCGGTGATTTTTATACTGCGTATCGAAACTTTTGTAATGTTACCGGCGATTATGTGCGAAATTCTGCCGATTTTTATACTGCCATTGAACAAGCCGGGATTATGCGTTTCAGGAATCGCCAAGGCCGGTTTGTTCGCGGAATACGGCTGACAGAAAAAGCCATTTTAAACTAAAGCGTGACACCTCCGACACCTCCTACCATAAAGTCTCTATAGACCATTAAAAATTAACCCCTATAGGAATTTATAGTAACCAGGTGTCGGGGGTGTCACACACCTTGATGAAAAGCCGATACTAAACACCCTGACGGAGGAAATCATGCGAGAAAAAATAATCGAACAGCAGCTTGTACAGGCTGTAAAACATAAAGGCGGCATCTGTCCCAAATTCGTCTCCCCCGGATATGACGGAATGCCGGATAGATTGGTGCTGCTGCCCCATGGACGCATTGCCTTTGTGGAGCTTAAAGCACCGGGAAAGAAAATGCGACCGCTGCAGGTACATCGGAAGCGCCAGTTAGAAGCACTGGGCTTTCCGGTATACTGCATCGACAATAGTACGCAGATAGGAGGAATGCTGGATGCAATACAAACCTCATGATTATCAAACCTATGCCACAAACTTCATTTAAAAAATCCAACGGCTGCCATTTTGCTGGATATGGGGTTGGGGAAAAGCGTCATTACCTTAACCGCCATAGAACAATTAATCTATGACAGTTTTGACGTCCATCGCGTGTTGGTGATCGCACCCCTACGTGTAGCACGAGACACATGGCCAGCGGAAATCCAGAAATGGGACCATCTGCATGATGTAACGTATGCTGTTGCTATTGGTACGGCTACGGAACGAAAAGCCGCACTCTTGCAGCAGGTCAATATCCACATTATCAACCGCGAAAATGTGCCTTGGTTGATAGAAGATTCCGGCATCCCCTTTCATTATGACATGCTGATAATTGATGAGCTTTCTTCATTTAAATCGTATCAAGCAAAACGGTTTCGGAGCTTATTAAAAGTTCGTCCCAAGGTAAAACGTATCGTAGGACTGACCGGTACGCCTTCTTCGAATGGCCTAATGGATCTCTGGGCAGAGTTTCGCCTGTTGGATATGGGACAACGACTCGGTCGCTTTATCACCCACTACCGGAGTGAATTTTTCCAACCGGATAAGCGGAACCAGCAGATGATCTTTTCTTACAAACCAAAACCAGGTGCTGAAGAAAAAATCTATCGGCGTATCGCAGACATTACCATTTCCATGAAAAGCAAGGAGTATTTGACCATGCCAGCATTAGTACGAAATGAAATCCATGTACAGTTATCGAAGCGAGAACGAAACATGTATGATACCTTGTGTTCCCAGCTTGTGCTTTCACTAGATGGGAAAGAGATTGATGCCGTAAATGCTGCTGCCTTATCGAACAAGCTATGCCAGATGGCAAACGGTGCCGTCTACGATGAGGAAAAACGAATCATTCCCATTCATGACCGAAAGCTCGATGCCCTGGAGGATATTCTTGAAGGTGCCAATGGCAAACCCGTATTGATTGCGTATTGGTTCAAGCATGATCTGATACGGATTCAGCAGCGGTTTACGGTACGAGAAATCAAGACTTCACAAGATATAACAGATTGGAACGCTGGTGTTATTCCTGTTGCTATTCTCCACCCCGCCTCTGCCGGACATGGTCTAAACCTGCAACAAGGCGGATCCACTCTCGTCTGGTTTGGACTAACCTGGAGCTTGGAATTATACCAACAAACGAATGCCAGACTCTGGCGGCAAGGACAAACGGATACGGTCGTCATTCATCACATTCTGACTGCCGGAACCATAGATGAAACCATTATGAAATCATTGAAAGAAAAAAACAAAACCCAGGCTGCACTGATTGATGCAGTCCGGGCCAGCTTGCAAGGAGGCAGCCTATGAGTGTTATCTGGAAGTATCTGAATAAACGAAGCGGTGCTATTGATGCCATCCGGGATTACGACAGCATGCAGTTCATCATCGAAAATACCAGCGAGGATATCAAGCAGGCATATGCTGCCATGACCAGCCTGCATCCGTCCGGTTTCGATGGGATGCCGCACTCCAGCAACCCGCATGCCGTAGAAGATCATATCATCTCCGGTCTGGCAGACATCGACATCCTGAAGGAACGTTACCGGCAGGCGTTGGAGTACATGGCATGGTTTCAGCCCGCATGGGAGAAACTAAGCAGTGACGAGCAATATGTACTACAAACCTTCTATGCTGATGAGGATGCACAAACGAGCGCTGTCTATGCCATCGCTGATCATTTTCACATCGAACGGTCCTCTGCCTACAAAAGGAAGAATCGTGCATTAGCTAAGTTTGCTATTCTTTTATTTGGAAAGACATGATGTCCAAAATCGCGGACGCATTTATTCATTTGACGTGGTATACTAATAGCATGAAAGTGTGAGAGAGGCCTTCGAGGGAGCGATCCTTTGAAGGCTTTTGCTATGTGTTTATTATATTGACATTGTGTTGACATCAGCCAAAAATAATGCTATATTCAAGACAGAAATGGAGGTGTTGAATATGGTAAATACAAATTTGAATATCCGGACGGATAAGGAAGTCAAAAATCAGGCTGAGAAAATATTCAATGCTCTGGGAATGAATATGACGACGGCGGTAAACATATTCTTAAAAACAACGATACGAGAAAATGGCATTCCCTTCCGTCTCACTCTTGACGTTCCTAATGCAACAACTAGATTTGCCATTGAAGAAGGCAAACGAATCGCCATTGATAAAAAAGTAAAAGGGTATACCAATATGACAGATTTGCGTGTGGCCCTTGAAAAATGAAGTACGAAGTAAAATTCACCACTCAATTTAAGAAAGATTTGAAATTGGCAAAGAAGCAGAACAAAGATATAGATGTGCTGTTCTCTGTCATTGAGCAATTGGCCCAAGGAAAACAATTGGATGAAAAATATAGAGACCATGATTTAGGTGGAACATACAAAGGTTGCCGGGAATGCCATATTGATCCAGATTGGCTTCTCGTTTATGAAACAAGAGATGATGTACTTGTTCTTCTTTTGTATCGTTTGGGCAGCCATTCCCAATTATTTTAGCAGCATGAGTAATATCGCGGACGCATGTACCTGCTTAACGTGTGATATACTAATAGCATAAAAGTGTAAGAGAAGCCTTCGAGGGAGCAATCCTTTGAAGGCTTTTGCTATGTCTGGAGATGAGAACTTTGCCATGGAAACCAAAGAAACCGTGCGCCTACCCCGGCTGCAAGGAGTTGACCGTGAACCGGTACTGCGAGCAGCACCAGAAGCTGATAGATAAATACTATGACACCTACCAGCGCAGCCCTGTCGTCAAGAAACGATACGGCAGAGCATGGAAGCGCATCCGGGACCGCTACATCGGAAAGCATCCCCTGTGTGAGATGTGCCTGAAGAACCACAAGACCACACCGGCAACGGAGGTGCACCATATCCGTCCCCTCTCCCGCGGCGGCACTCATGATGAAGAGAACCTTATGGCACTGTGCAAGCCGTGCCACTCGAAGATAACCGCCGAGATGGACGACCGCTGGCATCATGCCAAAAAGGAATACCGCTATGAGTGACTACGCTCCGCCGGGAGGGGCGGTCCAAATCGCTGGCGCACCCAAATGCTAGACCGGTGCTGGGGTCACACGCACAAAAATTGCGGTTCAAACGGGGGATTTACCGCATGGGAAAGGAGTTGAACAGCCATGGCCAAAGACGGAACCAATCGCGGCGGCAGACGGATCCGCGCCGGAGATAAGCCGGAGGCGCTGGCCGATAAGATAGCCAAGGGAAAAGCAGCCACCATTATCGACCTGCCGACGCCCACCTTAGAAGGGGCGGATTTAAACGATGCCGCAGATCTCACCGGCGAGGACATGCCGAATCCCAGCGACTATTTGTCCGCCCGGCAGCGGGACGGCAAGCCGCTCGGTGCGGATGACCTGTTCCGCCAGACCTGGCGATGGCTGAAGGACCGCGGCTGCGAACGACTCGTCAATCCCCGACTGCTGGAAGCCTATGCCCAGGCATTCGCCCGGTATATCCAGTGCGAGGAAGCGATCAGCACCTATGGACTGCTCGGCAAGCACCCCACGACCGGCGGTGCGATTACCAGCCCGTTCGTGCAAATGAGCCAGTCATTCCAGAAGCAGGCAAACCTGCTCTGGTATGAAATTTTCGATATCGTCAAGCAGAATTGTACGACAGCGTTTGTAGGAAGTCCGCAGGATACGATGATGGAGCACCTGCTGCAGGCGCGGAAAGGAAAATAACCATGGAATTAATCAAAAAGAAGATACAAGACCTCGTCCCGGCAGCCTATAACCCGAGAAAGGATTTGCAGCCGGGTGATCCGGAATACGAAAAGCTGAAACGCTCATTGGACGAGTTCGGCTACGTCGAACCGGTCATCTGGAACAAGCGCACCGGCAACGTGGTCGGCGGGCACCAGCGCTTGAAGGTGCTCCAGCATGAAGGCATCTCGGAAATCGACTGCGTCGTGATCGACATGGACACCGAAAAGGAGAAAGCCTTAAACATCGCCCTCAATAAAATCAGCGGCGACTGGGATACGGATAAATTAGCCCTACTCATTACCGATCTGCAGGGCAGCGACTTTGATGTATCGCTTACCGGGTTTGATCCGGCAGAACTGGACGACCTGTTCAAGGCCGATATAAAGGATGGTGTACATGAGGATGACTTCGATGTGGATGCCGAGCTTAAAAAACCGGTGTTTTCCAAGGCTGGTGATGTGTGGCAGTTGGGAACACACCGTCTGCTCTGCGGCGACAGCACCCAGCCGGAAACATACCAACGATTACTGCAGGGAACACCGGTCAATCTGGTGGTCACCGATCCGCCATATAATGTCAACTACGAAGGCCGGGCCGGAAAAATCAAAAACGACCATCTGCAGAACGACAAATTCTACCAATTCTTATATGATGCCTTTACCTGTATGCACACCGTCATGGCAGACGATGCCAGCATCTATGTGTTTCACGCCGACACCGAGGGACTTAACTTTAGGAAAGCCTTCTCGGATGCCGGTTTTTATTTATCCGGCTGCTGCATCTGGAAGAAGCAATCGCTGGTGCTGGGACGCTCTCCCTATCAGTGGCAGCACGAGCCGGTGCTCTACGGCTGGAAGAAGAAAGGGAAACACGAATGGTACACCGGGCGGAAAGAATCTACTATATGGGAGTTCGATAAACCGAAGAAGAATACGGACCATCCCACCATGAAACCAATACCGCTTTTAGCCTATCCCCTCCTAAATTCCAGCATGACCGGCTGCACTGTGCTGGATCCGTTCGGCGGCAGCGGTTCGACGCTGCTGGCCTGTGAGCAAACGAAGCGACGCTGCTACATGGTGGAGCTGGATGAAAAGTTCTGTGATGTCATTGTGAAACGGTATATCGAACAGGTCGGCTCGAGCGAACAGGTAACCGTGACACGGAATGGAAGAACGTATACCTATACTGAAGTGGAGGCAACATGATGCGTGTATTTATCAACCCCGGGCATGACCGGGAACGGGACAGCGGCGCGGTGAACCCCAATACCGGACTGCGGGAATGTGATGTGGCGGCTGCAATCGGCAGCCTCGTCAAAACATATCTGGAAACGGCAGGCTGTGAGGTGCAGCTCCTGCAAAGCGATAATCTGGCAGGAGAAACACCGGATCTGCCTTGCGTGGTGGATACGGCAAATGCATGGTCTGCTGATGTATTCGTCAGTTTGCACTGCAACTCCGACAGCGGCTACGCCCGCGGTACAGAAACGCTTATCTATGCCAACGATAGCGGTCTATCTCCGCAACTTGCCGCCTGCATCCAGTCGCAGATCGTGCAGAGTCTCGGCACGGTGGATCGTGGCCTGAAGGAGCGGCCCAATCTCATCGTGCTGAAAGATACCACAATGCGCGCCGTTCTGGTGGAAACAGCTTTTATTGATAATGAGGATGATGCCGCGCTGCTTACGAATAACGCGGATGATTTCGCCCGGGCCATTGCCCGCGGCATAACAGATTTTGAAGGGAGATACTAACATGGATATCGAAACGATTAAAAATGAAATTAAGGAACATATTCTAGACTCGGTGCAGGAGGATGCCAAGAACGCCACCATTTCCTGGCTGAATACGACGGTGCTTCCGGCAGCCAAAGAAGTAGCGGATGCCTACACAGCCGCCTTACAGGAATCTGCCGGCAAGGAAACCGGCTGGAACAAATTCCGCGACCAATGTTTCCTGCCGACGCTGATTGATGGTGGCCTGTGGCTGACCGGAAAGCTGCTTGGTAAAATGTCGGCAGTACAAGAATAATACGTGTAATTTGTGGTACAAACCCCTTGCTATAATTGCCGGTTAGAGTGATATATGTACATGACAAAAAACGAAAGGGGTTTACTACCATGAAAATACCGTACCATGCAAAAGGAAAAAGCCGTAAGGAACTGGCGAAAATCGTTAGCACCCTTACCGGAGAAAAGGCGGTCTACCAATTCATGCCAACTTGTGCCTATACTATCGGTGCTTTCACCGTCGACAAGGACGGAAACCTGCTCTACGAAGCAGATACTGATAGCGAGATTGTCCAAACGGTGCTGACCGGTTTGGAAAAAGCAGAATTTACCGCCGAAGAACCAAATAATCTTATCAAAGAACCTGACGATTCGGCATCTAAGCAGGAGAATATAGACGACTTGGTGATTGCCATGCCGCGCTCTTTCTTCACCGATACGGCACTGGAAAATCTCAAGAAACTGATTCAGGCCAAGAGCAATCTCATGTTAAAAGTTTTCCAAACTGATGTGCTGTGTATGCAGGTAACAGAGGATAAAGTGCTATTTCCTTGGTTTACCGGCTGCCTGGATGCCGATACGGTCAAAGCCTACACCCATTTCATTACGGCGCTCTGCCATCTGGCAAAGAAGCAGAAAAGGGTACTGGCAACGGAACACCCATCAATCAACGAGAAATACGACTTCCGCTGCTTCCTGCTGCGGCTTGGCTTTATCGGTACGGAATACAAGGACGAACGGAAGCTGCTCCTGCAGCACCTTTCCGGTTCCTCGGCCTTTAAAAACGGCAGAAAGGAACAATACCTTGATAAAATATCCGAATAAATTCAAGAAAAAATAATATATACCATTACACTCTATACCAAGACTGCCAACATCGGCGGTCTTTTTTGTTGCCGCAAAGGAGGTGACGCTGCTTGCGGAAGTTGAAACGCTATCGATCTACGAAGTTCAGGGCCAAAGATTCCAAATACAACAAGACCATGGCGGACTATGCCGTGTCCTTTATCGAATGCCTCTGCCATACCAAGGGCACCTGGGCCGGTAAACCGTTTGAACTGATCGACTGGCAGGAGCAGATCATCCGTGATGTGTTCGGCATCTTAAAGCCGAACGGCTATCGGCAGTTCAATACCGCCTACATCGAGATTCCCAAGAAGCAGGGCAAGTCGGAACTGGCGGCAGCGGTAGCACTCCTCTTATGCTGCGGCGACGGAGAACAGCGCGCCGAAGTGTATGGCTGCGCTGCCGACCGCCAGCAGGCATCCATTGTCTTTGAAGTAGCGGCGGATATGGTGCGGATGTGTCCGGCCTTATCCAAACGGGTGAAACTCTTGGCTTCGCAGAAGCGAATCATTTACCTGCCCACGCACAGCTTTTATCAGGTACTATCTGCCGATGCCTACAGCAAGCACGGTTTTAACGTAAGCGGTGTGATCTTCGATGAGCTGCACACGCAGCCGAACCGGAAGTTGTTTGATGTCATGACCAAAGGTTCCGGCGATGCCCGAACGCAGCCGTTGTACTTTCTCATTACCACAGCCGGGACGGATGCCCATTCCATCTGCTATGAAACCCACCAAAAGGCACTGGATATTATCGCAGGCCGTAAGATTGATGCCACCTTCTATCCTGTGATATACGGTGCCAAGGATACGGACGACTGGACGGATGTCAAAGTGTGGAAGAAGGCCAATCCCTCGCTCGGCATTACGGTCGGCATGGACAAGGTCAAGGCGGCCTGCGAATCCGCCAGACAGAATCCTGCCGAGGAGAACGCCTTCCGGCAGCTTCGTCTGAACCAATGGGTCAAGCAGGCGATCCGCTGGATGCCGATGGACAAATGGGACGCTTGCGCGTTTCCTGTACAGCCGGATGAACTGAAAGGCCGTGTTTGTTACGGCGGGTTGGACTTATCCTCAACCACGGATATTACGGCCTTCGTACTGGCATTTCCGCCGCAGGATGAAGCAGACAACTATGTCGTGCTTCCCTACTTCTGGATACCGGAAGAAAACGTGTCCCTTCGCGTCCGGCGGGACCATGTCCCCTATGACGTATGGCAGAAACAGGGATTCCTGCACACAACGGAAGGAAACGTCGTCCACTACGGCTACATCGAAAAGTTTATCGAAACCATGGGCGAACAGTACAACATCCGCGAGAATCGCCTTTGACCGCTGGGGTGCGGTGCAGATGGTGCAGAATCTCGAAGGTATGGGATTTACCGTCGTCCCGTTCGGACAGGGGTTCAAAGATATGAGTCCGCCCTACCAAGGAACTGATGAAGCTGACGCTGGAAAAGAAGATCGCCCACGGCGGACATCCGGTACTTGCGCTGGATGATGGACAATATCTTCATCAAATCCGATCCGGCAGGCAATATCAAGCCGGACAAGGAGAAATCCACCGAAAAGATCGACGGTGTCGTGGCTACAGTTATGGCACTCGGACCGTGCCATCCGCTGCGGCAACGACAACAGCGAAAGCGTATATGACCAAAGGGGGTTATTGATTTTATGAGTATATTCCAACGTATATGGAGCAAAAAGTCACGCGACAAGCCGAAAAACTACCTGTCTACGGCCTTTACGTTCCTGTTCGGCCCGACCTCCTCCGGAAATGTGGTGACCGAACGGACCGCCATGCAGACAACGGCAGGTCTATGCCTGCGTCCGGGTGCTGTCCGAGGCCTATCGCCGGACTGCCGCTCAATCATGTACCGCTATACACCGGATGGCGGCAAGGAAAAGCCATCAATCATCCGCTGTATAGGTTGCTTCATGATGCCCCCAATCCGGAGATGACGAGCTTCATCTTCCGGGAAACGCTCATGAGCCATCTTCTCTTATGGGGCAATGCCTATGCACAGATCATCCGGAACGGCACCGGGCAGCCGATTGCACTGTACCCGCTGCTTCCCAGCAAGATGGATGTCAGCCGGGCCGCCAACGGACAGCTTATCTACACCTACTCCAAGGACTCGGACGAGTTCGGTGCAGATAACCGCTGCCAGCAGATTGTCCTGTCGCAGGACGAGGTGCTGCATGTTCCGGGACTTGGGTTTGACGGACTCATCGGCTACAGTCCGATCGCCATGGCCAAGAACGCCATCGGCATGTCGCTGGCAGCCGAGCAGTACGGAGCGTTATTCTTTGCCAATGGTGCTACACCGGGCGGCATCCTAGAGCATCCGGGCATCGTGAAGGATCCGGTCAAGCTGCGGGAAAGCTGGCATGCCCAATTTTCCGGTACGAACCGGCATAATGTAGCCGTGTTGGAGGAAGGCATGACCTTCCAGCAGCTATCCATTCCGCCGGATCAGGCGCAGTTCCTTGAAACGCGAAAGTTCCAGATCGACGAAATCGCCCGTATCTTCCGGGTGCCGCCGCATATGGTCGGGGATCTGGAGAAATCCACCTTCTCCAATATCGAGCAGCAGTCGCTGGAATTTGTCAAATATACCTTGAATCCCTGGTGCGTCCGCTGGGAGCAGGCCATGAACCAGCAGTTGGTGCTGCCGTCGGAACGCTCGCAGGTCTTTACGAAGTTTAATGTGGACGGCCTGCTGCGCGGCGACTACCAGAGCCGCATGAATGGCTATGCCATCGGCAGGCAGAACGGCTGGCTCTCCGCCAACGACATCCGGGAGCTTGAGGATATGAACCGCATCCCTGCCGAGCAGGGCGGCGATACGTATCTGGTCAACGGCAATATGCTGCCGCTGGATCAGGCAGGAAAATTTTATACCGAAAGCGAGGGGAAAAAACCATGAAGAAATTCTGGAACTGGAATACCGACAATGATACCGGACGTATTCTTACCATTGACGGTACCATTGCCGAGGAAAGCTGGTTTGATGACGAGATAACGCCGAAGCTGTTTAAAAACGAGCTGGCATCCGGGCAGGGCAATGTCACCTTGTGGCTGAACTCGCCCGGCGGCGACTGCGTAGCGGCCAGCCAGATCTATGCCATGCTGATGGATTATGCCGGACAGGTCCATGTCAATATCGACGGGATTGCGGCTTCGGCTGCCTCTGTGATTGCCATGGCAGGAACAAGCGTCAATATGGCACCGACCTGCACTGATGATGATCCACAATCCGTTCACGATCGCCATGGGCGATACTGATGAAATGGAGCGGGCCATCTCTATGTTATCCGAGGTCAAGGAATCCATTATCAATGCCTATGAATTAAAGACAGGACTTTCCCGCACACAGCTATCCCATCTGATGGATTCCGAAACATGGATGAATGCGGGAAAAGCAATCGAGCTCGGTTTTGCCGACAGCATCTTAACCAATAGTGATACTAAACAGATGTATGATGCCGCCAGTATGGGAAGCTATTCTTTTTCCCGACGGCAGGTCACCAATGCATTATTGAACAAGGCCATCGCCAAGCAGACCAAGCCAACACCGGCAGCAAATCGAACAACTATATCCATAGCGTCGCTGCAGCAGCGGCTGTCGCTCTTAATACATTAAATGGAGGTACCAACATGAGTAAATTATTAGAACTGCAGGAAAAACGCGCTAATATCTGGGAACAGGCAAAAGCATTCCTGAATGAAAAGCAGGCAGCCGGTGATACACTCTCCACCGAAGATGCTGCCACCTATGACAAGATGGAAGCCGATGTCATGGCGCTGGGCAAGGAAATCGACAGACTGAAAACGCAGGCGGCCATTGATCTCGAATTAAGCAGGCCGACCTCAAGTGCTATCGTCAACCAGCCTGCAAAGCAGGATGTAACTAAGCATGGCAGGTTCAGCGACGCTTATGCCCCTGCCTTTTGGGACAGCATGCGCGGCAAGTCCCGTCCGGAAATCCGGAACACCTTGAAGGAAGGAGCCGATCCCCAGGGCGGCTACCTCGTACCGGACGAGTTCGAACGGACGCTGATCCAGATGCTGGCCGAGGAAAATGTGCTGCGCTCCCTGTCCCATGTGATCCAGACCGCCAGCGGCGATCATAAGATTCCGGTCGTTGCCAGCGAAGGTACCTGCCAGCATGGACGGATGAAGAAGCCGCCTACACCGAAAGCAACACCACCTTCGGTCAGGTGTCCATCGGGGCACATAAACTGGGTACGCTCGTCAAGGTATCCGAAGAGCTGTTGAACGATTCCGCCTTCGACCTGGAAGGATACATGGCGCAGGAATTCGCCCGCAGGCTGGGCAATGCCGAAGAAGAAGCCTTCCTCACCGGCACCGGAACGGATCGTCCGTCCTGGCATTCTCGTCGATGCCGTCGGTGCTTCGGATGGCTCGACTGCCGCCTCTGCTACGGCGATTACCTTCGACGATTTGATCGAGTTGTACTATTCGCTCCGCGAGCCGTACCGCAAGTCGGCTACATTGCTGCTGCATGAAAGCACCGTCAAGGCCATCCGGAAGCTGAAGGATACGCAGGGCCAGTACATCTGGCAGCCTTCCGTCAGTGCCGATGTACCGGATAAGATCTTGAACTGCCCGGTCGTCACCAGCCGCTATATGCCGCAGATGGCAGCCGATGCCAAGACGGTGCTGTTCGGTGACTTCTCCTACTACTGGATTGCCGATCGGCAGGGCCGCACCTTTAAGCGTTTGAACGAATTATACGCGGTTACCGGTCAGGTCGGCTTTCTCGGCTCTCAGCGTGTCGATGCCAAGATTGTATTGCCGGAAGCCATCAAGACACTCAAGCAGGCCAGCAAATAACAGAAGGAGGGTGGCAGCATGGCAGTAACACGGGATGAAGCTAAATTATATCTGCGTATCGATAATGATGTGGAGGATACTTTGATCGACAGTCTGATTCAGTCCTCCACAACGACGGTGGAAAATGTACTGCGCCATCCGTTAAGCGACTACTCTACATTGCCGGAGGACATCAAGACGGCCATTCTGTATGGTGTGGCTTATCTGTATGAAAATCGGGATACAGCGGACTTCGATGCCATGATCAAGCTCATGCGGGCCATGCTGTTCTCCTACCGGGATGAGGTGTTCTAATGGATATCGGGGAAATGAAGCAGCGGATCGAGCTGTTGGTGAAGAAGATGTCTCCGACGGGCAGGGCGGCTATGACAGCACACTGGTCAGCAAGGGCAGTACCTGGGCCAAGGTGACCAATATTCCACGGCAGGGAGTATTTCTTTGCTGCTGCCGTTCATCTGGAAAAGGATGTATCATTTGTCATCCGGTACCGCTCGGATATAACGGAAACCTGGAACATTAAGTTCCGCAATCAGAAGTACAACATCCAGTTTATCGATAATGTAAAATACGGGGACCAGTATCTTGAAATCAAGGCTACATTGGCGGGGTGATGATTAATGACATGGAATGAAATACGAATCGGGTGCGCGGCAGTCGGTGCCTGGTTGGGATGGTTCATCGGCGGCTTCGACAATCTGTTCTATGCCCTGCTGACGTTTGTCTGCCTGGACTATATTACCGGTGTGCTATGCGCCTGCAGGGAACGGCAGCTATCCAGTGAGATCGGCTTTATAGGCATCTGCCGGAAGGTGCTTCTTTTTGTACTCGTCGGTGTCGCTCATACGTTGGATGCGACGATGCTCGGCTCCGGCAGCGCATTACGGACCGCCACCATCTTGTTCTACCTGTCCAACGAGGGACTTTCCATTGTGGAAAATGCCGCACGGATGGGACTTCCCATCCCGGATCGGCTGCAGGAAGCATTGAAGCAGCTGCGAAAATAAGAATATATACCATGAACCTGCTGGAGTTTCATCACTCTGGCAGGTCCTTTTTTTATGTCTTGGGTTCGAATAGCAGCTTGTTTTATCGACTACAGATATAAAGGCTAACAAAATAGGTTTACTTTCCCCTATTTCATGGCCTATCTGTAAGGAGATGATTCGCTATGAACGACAGCCGTACACCCGAAGCAAGGTCAATATCACAGGAACAACTGCAGCACGAAGTCGATTATGTCCGTGCCCAACACATACTGCAGTCCCTATTCCATAAAGGCCTGCTTTCTGCTAATGAATTTGCCAAAATAACGGCAGTAAACCGAAAAACATTTTCACCGGTATTAGCGGCTATATTGCCCTCTATTCCTTGATATATCCGGCATATAGAGGTACTATGTCACACTACAAGGAGGTGAAAATCCATGAAAACGGTGACAAAAATCGGAGGCCAGCTTGTATTTCCTACACCAAAACATAAGCTGCGGGTAGCGGCCTACTGCCGGGTATCCACTGATAGTGAGGAGCAATTAGTCAGCCTTGCCACACAACGAAAGCACTATGAAAGCTACATTACAGCAAATCCGGACTGGGAGTTTGCCGGTATTTATTATGATGAAGGAATTACCGGCACGAAAAAAGAAAAGCGTCCGGCCCTACTCCGCCTGATAGATGATTGCGAGCATAAAAAAATAGACCTTATTGTGACAAAGTCTATCAGCCGATTTGCCCGCAACACCACCGATTGTCTGGAACTGGTCCGTAAATTACTGGGGCTTACCGTTTATATTTATTTTGAAAAGGAAAACCTAAATACCGGATCGATGGAAAGCGAGCTCATGCTATCCATTCTGAGCGGCTTGGCAGAAAACGAGTCGGTATCGATTGCCGAAAACAGCACCTGGTCCATACAGAGCCGTTTCCAGAATGGCACCTTTAAACTTGCTTACGCCCCATATGGATATGATGTAATAGAAGGAAAACTGGTACTGCAGCCGGAGCAGGCTACAATTGTAAAAGCCATGTTTGATCAAACGCTCGCCGGTATCGGGACGGATGCCATTGCCAAGGAATTAAATGCAAAGAAAATTCCGGCTAAACGCGGTACCCATTGGACTGCAACAACCGTTCGTGGCATATTGAAAAACGAGAATTACACTGGGGATGCTATTTTCCAGAAAACCTATACCGATTCGCATTTTAATCGCCATCATAACCATGGCGAGAAAGATAAATACCGGGTGGAACACCACCACGAAGCTATCATCACCAAGGACATATTTGAAGCTGGCCCAGCAGGTCATTCGGCAGCGTGGCAAAGAAAAAGGTGCGCTGCCACAGGATAAAAAGTACCAGAACCGTTATCCGTTTTCTGGTATCATTCGATGCCATCAATGTGGCGCTACCTTCAAGCGGCGTATCCAAGGCGGTCACAATTCCTATGTAGCTTGGTGCTGCGCCACCCATGTAGCAGATACCACAAAATGCTCGTTAAAATACATCAAGGAAGCAGCACTAGAATATGCTTTTGTTACGATGATGAATAAGCTCATCTTTGGTCATGCCTTTGTTTTAAAGCCGCTGCTTGCCAGTTTGCGTACCCTCCATTCGAACGACAGCATCACCGTCATTCAAGATTTAGACACAAAGCTTGCGGAAAATGCCGAGCATCAAAAAACACTGGCGTACCTGCTGACGAAAAAATATCTAGAGCCTGCGATGTACCAGAAAGGAAATAACGAGCTACTGCAGGAAGCTGAACAATGGCAGCACCAAAAGGATTCCCTTGTAGATTTTTTGAATGACGATAATAAAACTGTACATGAAACGAGAAAATTACTGCAGTATACTTGTAAGGCGAAAATGCTAACGGGCTTTGACGGAGCAGTATTCCAACAATTTGTAGAACAAATTCTGGTCTACTCTCGAACGGACATCGGTTTTAAGCTAAAATGCGGCATTACGCTACGGGAAAGGCTGGTATGAGTGATGAGCCATACACCGTTTGGGTACCGGATTAAAAATGGCAAAGCGACTAGTAGACAGAGGAGGAAGCCGAAAAAATACGAGTGCTGTTCCAAGCCTATCTTGCCGGGGCTGCACTGACTACGGCTGCGAAAGAGGCAGCGATCCACGCCTTCCACAGTGGCATCCGCCATATTCTGCAAACGACGCATTATATCGGGGATGATTATTATCCGGCTATTATTGATGCCGATACGTTTACTGCGGCACAAAAGGAAATCACCAGCCGGGCCAAAAAGCTGGGGCGCATCCGGGAACCTAAAAAAGAGCCACCGGTTCTATACCCCACCACCTTCTCCCTTGCAGAAAAAACGCAAACCTATACTGATCCATTTCAGCAAGCTGAATATGCATACAGTTTAATAGAAAGTGAGGAATCCATACATGGAATTACAGACGCGGAATGTCACGATCATTCCGGCACGAACTTATCTACACCGAAGCCATACTGAAGAAAAGCCAAAATGCCGTGTGGCTGCTTATTGCCGGGTTTCTACCGACAGCGACGAGCAGGCCACCAGTTATGAAACACAAATTGAGCACTACACCACCTACATCCACAATCATCCGGACTGGAAACTGGCCGGAATCTATGCTGATGATGGGATATCCGGTACCAATACCAAAAAGCGGGATGAATTTAATCGCATGATCGAAGATTGCATGGCCGGTACGATTGATATGATTATTACCAAATCCATCAGCCGGTTTGCCCGGAACACGCTGGACTGCCTGAAATATATCCGGCAGTTAAAGGACAAACACATTCCCGTCTTTTTCGAGAAGGAAAATATTAATACGATGGACTCTAAGGGCGAGGTACTGCTTACCATTATGGCATCCTTAGCCCAACAAGAAAGCCAATCCCTAAGCCAGAATGTGAAGCTGGGCCTGCAGTACCGCTACCAACGTGGCGAAGTACAAATCAACTGCAATCATTTTCTTGGGTATGCCAAGGATGAAAATAAACACATGGTCGTAGTTCCGGAGGAAGCAGAAATTGTAAAACGCATTTACCGGGAATATCTTGAGGGTGCCAGTATGCTAAAAATCGCCCGCAACTTAACAGCGGACGGGTTAAAAAACGGTGCTGGCCACACCAAATGGCGGGACAGTAATATCAGACAGATTTTGCAGAATGAAAAATATATGGGTGATGCCCTCTTGCAGAAAACCTATACGGTGGATTTTCTTACCAAAAAGCGCGTCAAGAATACTGGCATCATGCCACAGTATTATGTAAAAGATAACCATGAAGGCCATCATTCCCCGCGACATATTCCTGCAGGTGCAGGAAGAAATGGTACGGCGAAGTTCTATTCACTTGAAAAACGGCAGGAAGTTGACCTATAGCAGCAACCATTGTTTTTCCCAGCGGATACGCTGCGGTAAATGCGGCGAGATATTCCGCCGGATACACTGGAACAACCGAGGAAAGAAATCCATTGTCTGGCGCTGCGTCAATCGAGTAGACCATACAGGTAAATGCGATGCCCGCACCATATCTGAGCCTGCACTCGAGCAGGTCTGTCTAACAGCCATCAATCAGGTACTATGCGGAAGAAGGATTTTCTTACCATGCTGCAGCATAATATCGAAACCGTTCTCAGCCATAACAATGATGAAACGCTGGCAGCTATCGATACCCGATTGGAAGAACTGCAGACACAGCTTGTAAAACTGGCAAGTTCCAAGGCTGGCTACGACGATGTTGCCTGA